GGGCAAGGACATGATTCTGAATTTAGTTCAAAGTCTGGCAGAGCCAGTGACAAAGGTTCTGGATAAAGTAATCGAGGACAAAGATCAAAAGGCTGCTTTGGCCCATGAAATTGCAACGCTTGCAGACAAGCAGGCGCAAGAGCAAGTCATGGGGCAGATGGAGATCAACAAAACCGAGGCGCAGCATCCATCGATGTTTGTTGCCGGGTGGCGACCAGCTGTCGGCTGGGTTTGCGCTCTGGCGATGCTTTTCAATTTCCTGCTGATTCCATTCATAAATCTCGGCTTAGATGTCGGAGGCTTAGATATTCAACTCGATTTGATTGATATGGAAACAATGATGCCGGTTCTGTTTGGCATGCTTGGTTTGGGCGGCATGAGAACTGCCGAAAAGATCAAAAAGGTAGAGCGGAATAAATAATGGGCAAGCATTGGGACAACAAATCATCCCGAAAAACGCCAAGTCAGGAACTGCTGAAATTCTGCAAAACAGATCGCCAGCTGGAAACTCTGTCTGCTTATATTAAATATGAAACATCCGCAGCAGCTGCGGAGGCTCTCGGGGTTACAGAAAGAGCAGTTCGCAATGCTGTGGAGGCTGTTAAGAAAAACGCCGCAAAAGAGGGCTGGACGGAATCATTCGACGCGACCAGGTTTGTTGATCCCGGCCAAGTAATAATCGGCAAATCTACGCTCACGAAGGATGATGAAGGGAATACTGTCTGGATCAAGACAAAGGCGCAGCAGGAATCACAGCGCAGAGCATTCTTTGAATTCATCGAGGGATTGCAATCCGAGATCAAGCCGGTAAAGCCAAAGAAGCGGCCAAGCCAAAAGAAACTCAGCGAAGAAATAATGCCCGCCATATTCATTGGCGATGCTCACATTGGCATGCGGGGCAACAGCCAGGAAACGAAAGCCAGGTCGTTCGACACCGAAACCGCTAGGAACGAAATCTGCAATGCGATTGACGATCTGATTTCTGTCGCCCCAGAGGCTGATACAGGGCTTCTGGTCAATGTTGGTGACTTTGTTCATGCCAACAATTCAAGCGGAACAACGGGCAAAGGAACGCAGCTGGATGTCGATTCGCCGTATGAGAACTTCATGCGCACGGCTGCGGAGACTCTGCGCTATTCAATTGACGCAATGCTGAATAAGTTCAAGCGGGTGGAGGTGGTGATCGCTAGGGGCAATCACGATCCCGATGCCGCTGTCGCTTTACAGATGATTCTGGAGTTCTATTATTCCAGGGAGAGCCGCGTCAACATTCTGCCGAGCCGGGGATTTTTCCATTACATCAAATATGGAAACTGGCTGATCGGCGTCCATCACGGCGACAAGGTAAAGGCAGAGAAACTGGCCAATATCATGCCCAGAGATATGCCAGATGCTTGGTCGGACACAACGCACAGAATGTGGGCTGTCGGCCATTTTCACCATTCGCATGAGATCGAGTGCGACAATTCGGTGGTGGTGAAGAAGTTCGGCACTCTCGCACCGCCAGATGCTTGGCATGCGAGCCAGGGATACGGATCAAGCAATGTTATGGAAATGATCGTTTTCAAGCGCAATGGCGGCAAAATGCTGTCCTATACTTACGAAATCCCGAGTGAAAACAGGCAGCTGGACGCAAACATTTTTTGACGAAATAAACGTGATAAAATTACCGATATGGCTTACACAAAACCACAACTGCGCGAACGTCTGAAAGACAAAATCATGCGCGGCGGGAAGGGCGGCAAGCCCGGTCAGTGGAGTGCCAGAAAGGCGCAACTGCTGAGTGCTGAATATCGCAAAGCCGGTGGTGGATATACCGGCGGCAAGACAAAGGCCCAGAAGTCGCTTTCCAAGTGGACGAAGCAAGATTGGGGAACCAAGTCTGGCAAGCCGTCAGTGGTGGGCAAGAAGGCAACCGGGGAACGGTATCTGCCCAAAGCCGCCAGGGACGCACTAAGCCCGCAGGAATACGGCGCAACGACTCGCAAAAAGCGGGAAGATCTGAAAAAGGGCAAATCTGTGTCCAGGCAACCGAAAAAGATTGCCAAAAAGACTGCTCGCAAAAGGTGAAATCATGGCAAAAGATCCGCGACTTACTCGACTCGGGCTTGAAGGATACAACAAGCCAAAGCGCACACCGGGCCATCCGACGAAATCACATGTTGTGGTCGCGAAAGAAGGCGATCAGATCAAGACAATTCGATTCGGGCAGCAGGGCGTCAAGGGATCTCCCTATCGACAGGGCGAATCTAAAGCCAACAGAGCGCGGAGATTAGCCTGGAAAGCCAGGCATGCAAAGAACATCAAGAAAGGCAAAATGTCAGCTGCTTACTGGTCTGACAAGGTGAAATGGTAATGTATCACAAAGGCAAAAAGAAAAAGCCGAAGGGCAAATAAGATGGAAAAATACGATCCTGTCGAATTGATATTGTCGATTATTTATCACGGGCAGGGCCAATATACGCCGCACGAAATACAGGAAATCATTGAACTGATGGATTTGTATTCAGGCAAGCACGACACCAAAGACGGAAAAAAGAAGAATTTCCAAGTTGTATCAATCAATACATTTGATGAAGAATCATGACCGATGCGGAATTAGAAATATTGCTTGATAAAGCTGCGAAGCGTGGGGCTGCTCAAGCCCTGCGGGATATTGGTATGTCCGACGAAGAGGCATACGATGATATGAAGGAACTTCGCTCCCTTCTCGATGTCTGGCGAGATACCAGACGCACAGTTGGCCAGACCATCGCCAGAGCGTTCACAATGGGCATTCTGGGATTGATTGCGGTCGGCGTTTACTTTGAATTCGGCGGTAAATAATGAGCGAATACACTAATCTGAGCCCGTCTGGGCATTTTTTGTTTGATGTAGCCAGGAATAACATCGCCGAAGCCAGTGCGCTGAATCTGTTTGGCTACAATCCTGACGTGGGAACTGCGTTTGAAACGATCTGGAACTTTGGCGGCACTTATGCCAGACCAAGTTCTGCGGTGGTCATGTCTGTATCCAGTTCAGCATCTGGTGATACTGGCAAGCGAATCAAGATCACTGGGCTTGATGAGTTCTATGATGAAGTGGTCGAAATCATCACAACTGACGGAACTGACGCCACGACTCCGGTCGCTGGCCAGGTAGAATTCCTGCGGATCAACCAAGTGATCAACCTGGACGGAACGCATGCAGGAAATATCTCTGTGAAGAATGGCGCAACGACCTACGGGTACATCGCTGCGGGCGAAGGCATCTCTCAGATGTGTGTTTATACTGTCCCGGCTGATTACTCACTGTATCTGTTCCGAATCGATCTGAATTCTGCGACAGCAAACCCGAACAAATATCTGACTTTGCGAAATAAGACGATTTCCAAAGAAGGGCTGGTGATCAACACAGCCAGGGCAACATCTGCCACGACTCAGATCAGTTATGATCGGCAAGTTCCATTCAGAATCAATGAATGCACCGATTTTGAATTCGATATTCAATCCAGCAGCGGGACGAACGAAGTGGCAATCTTTGTCGAAGCGGTGCTATTGAAAAATCCCTGGGGTCGTGAATAATGCCATTGATCCAGGGATATAGTGAGAAGTCTATTTCTGAAAACATCCGGCGTGAAATGAGAGCAGGAAAGTCGCGCAAACAAGCGACAGCAATCGCTCTCTCAGTAGCCCGTAAAGCCAAAGCAAAGAGGAGCAAACAACGTGGGAAAACTTAAACTCGCATTTGAAATCGGTCGATTTGTCGTTTTTATCGTCACTTCATTGAAAACTCTGGTTCTGAACGCTGAAGAGCAGCTGCCAGAGGGCGGTCATGGCAAAGAGAAGTTTGAAGCCGTAAAGACTGCCATTGTCATGGCTGCGAAATACGCCGAAATCGCTGATGAAGCAATTGAAGCTGTCGATGGCTTCATTGATGACCAGATCGAGGGCGCTGTCGCCAAGTTCATCAACAAGTCTGAATGAAATACTTCCATCTGCGGGAATTCGCTTGCCAGTGCGGGGAATGTGATTCAGACGGCAGTGAAATGTCTGAAACCTTTCTTGAAGCACTGGAGGCGCTCCGCTACATCTGCGGATTCCCGTTTATCATCACTTCTGGTTACCGCTGCCAGCTGCATCCCGTAGAACGCCGCAAGAAGGCTCCAGGGACGCATTCTGGCGGGGTGGCTGCCGACATATCAGTCAGCGGAGATAAAGCCCTGGCGGTGCTGAGAAACGCTCAGAACATGGGTGTGTTCACCGGGATCGGCGTCAACCAGAAGGGCAATGGCCGATTCATCCATCTTGATATTGCCGGGGACTTTGAATTCGGCGCTCCACGACCGCACATCTGGTCATATTAATACCATTTTTTGTTGGCTTTTATGAACTGAATGGGGTATTCTCTGCCCTGCGGTAATTTTGCCGCGTTCAAAAAGGTAGCAAATAATGAATCCAGATCAATTGGAAGAAGTTGTCCAGCTTCAACAAAAACGCCAGGACTTGTTTGAAAAAGCGCAGCAGGAAGCGCTTGAATCACAAGTTTCTATGACTCCCGCATTTATCTGGGACACTTTGTCCAAGATTGATTGCTCCAAGCATATCGAAAAGAAAGGTAATTTGACCTATCTGTCTTGGGCTTGGGCATATGGCATCATGATGCGCAATTATCCAGAAATGCAGTTCTATATTGCTGATGATGAAGTTCAGCAGGACGGAACGATTCTGGTGAATGTGATCGTCACAATTGGCGATATGACTCGCAAAATGTGGCTTCCGGTGATGGATAACAGAAACAAGCCGGTCGCGAATCCGAATGCTTTTCAGGTCAATACGACAAGAATGAGAGCGCTGACCAAGTGCTTCAGCCTTTTTGGATTGGGCCACTACATCTATGCGGGCGAGGATTTGCCGCCAAGCGATGAAGTCGATCCAGAATCGGATGCAAATGCGGGATATATAACAAAGCATCAATATGATGATCTGATGGGCCATGCTGAATTGGCTGGCGCTGATATAGGCAAATTTTGCGAATGGCTTGGAATTGAAGAATTGGCAGATTTGAAATACAAAGATTTCGATTATGCCTACAGTGCCATGTGCGAAAAACTGCAAAGAAAAGTAAAAGAAGAAACGCAAGAGCAAATAAAGGAAACAAAAAATGAGAGTGAGTGAGCATGAACAGGGCTCTCCGGGCTGGTTTGCTGCGCGGTGCGGGATTCCGACCGCCAGCAGCTTTGATCGGATAATCACTGCCAAAACAGGCAAAAAAGCTGCCGCGATTGATAAGTACATCAATCAACTGGTCGGCGAGCGTGGCACTGGGCGCTGGCAGTTTACTCCAGACACTCCGGCGACTCGGCATGGCAAAGAGCATGAACCAATCGCGAGGAAGTATTATGAATTTCTGTTTGATGCAGAGGTTTTTGAGATCGGCTTATGCTTGCATGACGATCTTGATGCGGGCGCAAGCCCAGATGGACTGATCGGCGATGATGGGTTGCTGGAAATCAAATGCCCGTTTGCAACCGATATTCACATCGGATATTTGCGAGAGGGAGTTCTGCCCGATATCTACAAGGCGCAAGTCATGGGCCAGCTGTGGGTGACTGAACGAGAGTGGTGCGATTTCTTTTCATATCACACCGATTTCGAGCCATTGAGAGTTCGAGTTTATCGGGATGAAAAGTTTATATCGTCCCTGGCTCAGTATGTCGCTGAAATGCTGGAAGAAGTTGAAGAATTAACCGAAAAATACAAAAGGAAGGACAAATAATGGCTGGAGTAAATAAAGTGATTTTGGTGGGCAATGTTGGTCAAGATCCCGAAATGCGGGGAACCGACAAGCCGGTGGCGAATGTTAGCGTTGCGACCAGTGAAACTTGGAAGGATAAAAACACTGGCGAAAAGCAGGAAAAAACCGAATGGCATCGTGTCGTTTTCTTTGGGAAGCTGGCCGAGATCGTCGGAATGTACGTCAAGAAAGGCACGAAGTTGTATGTCGAAGGCAAGCTGCAAACACGGTCGTGGGAGCAGGATGGCGTCAAGAAATATACGACCGAAGTCGTTGCCAATGAGATGCAAATGCTCGATTCCAAAGGATCAACGGAATCGGTTGCAAAACCAGCAAAAAAAGCTGATGATCGTGAACAATTTGGTGATATTCCATTTTAATTCAACAAAAAAAGGCCCGCTTTTTACGGCGGGCCAAACGATCTCATGGATATGAGAGGACAAACAACTATGAACACCGACATTATAGATTTTGGCCAATGCGTTCGCAATGCGCAGGATCGCACGTTTGTGCGCCAGGCTGATATCGCAAGGGAACTGGGCGTCCGACCGCAATCAGTTGCCAGATGGATTCGCGCCAAAGATGTGAA